AGACGTAGGAGCTCAGGCCGAGTGCCTCGGTCTTGCCCTGGTCACACAGGGCGGGCTCGCTGATCTTGTCCGAGCCGGTGGGCCCGAAGTTGAAGTCGCTCGAGAGGATGTTGCAGCTGACCGACGCGGTGGTCATGATGCCGGCGTTGAGCTCGGCGACCGTGGGCGCTGCGGGGTTGGCGGGCTTGGCGGTGAGGAGTGCGAAGCGGACGTGGCCTTCGGCCAGGCTCTTGGGCATGGTGTGTCTCCCTGGTGTTGTGGGTTGGTCAGCGGTTCTTGCCGCTGGCCTTGGTGGTGGTTGCCGTGGCCGGCGTGGGGTCCTCGGCCGGCGGGTCGCCGGCGGGGTCGGTGGGGTCCTCCGGCGGGGCGTCGTCGTCGCCCTCGGCCTGCTTCGCCCGCGCGGACGGCGCCCACTTGAAGGGCAGCTTGAGGACCGGGTCTTCCATGTAGTGAGGGGGGACGAGCTGCTTCTCCCCGGTGGCGATCACGACGACCTCGACGAATCCGATCTCCTGCGACATGGGCCTGGCCTCTTTCCTTGCTGGGGGTCTAGATGGTGGTCTGGTACTGGAGTAGAGCGTAGAGCCGCGGCGGGCTCACGGTCGCATCATTCAGCATCGGCGCTGCGGAGCCTGGGAGGCGCTTCACCGGGCCGGGGAACGGGTGGCCGGCCAGGACCGGGGTCCAGCCGAGGAGCCGTGCGTCGATGCGGTCGACCAGGGCGAGGAAGTCCTCGGGGTCGCCGGCGGCCGCGGTGATGCGGAGGGTGATCGTGGTCCCGTCGGGTGTGGTGCGGCAGAGGGACAGGTCGGGGCCGTCCTCGCCGGTGCCGGGGTAGACGACGTAGTAGGGCTGGACGGTGGGGTCCAGGGGGCCCTTGGCGGGCGGGTCGACCGGGGTGCCCTCGACGATGGGGCGGCCGATCCTGCCGTAGTAGCCGATGGTGGTCGGGGTCATCGCGGCTAGCTGGGCGGCGACGGCGTTGCCGAACTCGCGGAGCATCAGAGGTCCTTGGTCGCGAGCTGGGCGAGGCCAGCGGTGAAGCCGGGCACGTTGCGGTCGAAGGCGGGGCCCATGAACGGCTGGCCGGGCTGGGTGCTGGTGCCGTACTCCTGGAAGATGCCGTACTCGGCGGTGGGCCCAATCTCGGCGGTCATGATGCCGGCGTTGCCGTTGCCGGTGATCGTGGTCGAGATGCTCGAGCGGAGGAAGCCGGTGTCGACGGGGGCGAAGACCTTGCCGTCGGCCTCGATGCGGAGCGCGGTGACGCGGAGCAGGCGGGAGGCGTCGACGCCGACGCGTCGGCCGGCGTTGGCGAGGCGGGTGCCGAGGGCGCGGACCTCGGAGATGTCGATGGGCATCGGAGGGCTCCTCTCAGCCTGGCGCTGGCGCGGTGGTGGTCTGGTGGGGGTTGAGGCTGCAGTAGAGGTCACGCTCGAAGCGGAGGCTCCCCACGGCGACGTGGGTCACGTAGAGGGGCTGGGCGTCGAGGATCGCGTCGCCGGAGAGGAGGACGGTCACGATGTCGCCGGCCTCGGTCTCGACGTCGGCGTCGAGGGCCACGAGGTAGGTGGAGACGGGCTCAGGGTCGTCGGCGACCTGGGGGTTGGCTCCTTGGCCGGCGGTGCGCTGCACGCGGGCCCAGCCCTCGAAGTACGGCGGGTTGGGGGTGGTCTCGGTCTGCTCGGTGGCGGCGTTCCACGAGGTGATGGTGGCGACGGCGGGGTGGCGTAGCTCGACGCGGGCGGTCCAGGTGCCCTCGACGACGGGGCGGTGGTTGTCGTCCCAGCCGTGGGGGACCACGGCCCAGCGGGAGAACGGCTTGCGGCCGCCCTTCCGGCCGTAGTGGAGGCGGCGCCTGGTCACAGAGCGACCTCGGGCTCGGCGAGCTCGTAGCCGTCGTTGAGGCCGTTGATCGGGATGATCTCGAAGTAGCCGGCGTCGTCGGCGGAGTCGAGGTCGCTGTTGTGCTGGGCTCGGAGAGCGGCTGCGCGCTTGTGGAGCTCGGCGGCGACCTTCGGGCCGTCGGTGGTGAGGTCCTGGGTGGTGATGGCCTTCGCGAGGAGGACCTCGTTGTCGGCGATGGTGTCGATGGCCTGCGCGGCGGCCAGCTTGACGACGTTGCCCTCGAGGGTGAGGAAGACGCCGATCTCGTCGTCGGTGAAGAGGTAGTCGTCGGAGTCGTTGTCGTTGGCGAGGAGCCGAACCATGCCGATGGTGCTGGCCGGGTCGTAGGCGTTCGGCATGGCTCGGGTCCTCTCCTGGGTGTTGTGCTGCAGCTCAGAGCTGCAGGGCCTCGACGGTCACGGTGGTGACGCCGGAGTAGGTGATGGCGACCAGGCCGTCGGCCGGGTCGGCGAGGTCGGCGGGGAACGGGCCGAACCTGCGGCGGGCGCCGGCCGCGACGGCGGTGGCGACGTCGGGGTTGGCCAGGCCGTAGCTGGTGTTGCCGGGGACCGCGATGGTCACGGTGATGGGGCTGCCTCCGCCGTTGTTGACGTCGAGGAAGCCGCGGTCGTTGGGCGCGACCTTGTCGCCGCCGGCAGAGGCGGCGACCGGTGCGGCGAGGGTGCCGGCGATCGCGATGCGGGAGTAGGCGAGGGTGGCCATGCTGGGCTCCTGGTTCTTGTGGTGGTGGGTGCTCGGCGGCGCCTGAGGTTACGGGGGAGCTCCCCCAGACGCCGCCGAAGGCTCGGCCTAGGAGCCGGAACCGTTGGAGTACGCCGTCGCGATCATGTCGGTGCCGGCCGCGCCGACGACGTGACGCACCCGGTACTGGATGTCGTCGACGTCGAAGCTGCCCTCCTCGGCCGGGATGGCGCCGCCACCGACGCGGGAGCCGGTGTCGGCCTTCACGCGGAGGTCAGGCGCCTCGTGGCCGCGGAGGAACGCGACGAAGAACGGCGGGCGGGTCGAGGCCACGTCGGGCAGGAGGTACCAGCCGGTGTTGACGTTGGCGCCGAGGTCGAGGACCGTGAGCCAGGGCTCGACGACGATCTTGATCTTCCCGCGGAGCCAGTTGCTGGTGCGGATCTTGCGGGTGCCCTCGGTGATCTCGATCTCGGTGGCGCCGAGGATCTCGTTGGCGAGGACCTCGAGGGCCGGCGGGATGACCAGGTTGTAGGCCTGGACCACGATGGGCAGGCCTTCGGGGTCCTTCCGCTGGCCGATCGCGGTGAGCGCGGCGGCGATCGCGGCGGCCGAGAGGACCGGGTTGCCGGTGAGCAGGTTGGTCGACCCGCCGGACCAGGTGTCGGTCGCCATGTCGTAGGTCCGGCCCCAGGCGGTCGCGTTGAAGTACGCGTCGTTGGCGCCGTTGCCGTCGGTGAGGAGGCCGACCGCGGCCTTGGTCTCGGTGTTGCGGGCCCCGACGGCCAGGGAGCCGGGGAGGTCCTGCAGCTCGCCGAGCTCGTCGTTGACCATCGACTCCCACGAGATCTGGAAGCGCCCACCGAACTTCTCGACGAAGATCTTGTAGAGCGCCTTGGAGAGCGATCGGGCGGGGAACTCCTGGAGCTCGGGGACCTTCTCGAGCGCGGCGTGGCCACCCATCAGGTCGACCAGCTTCTTCTCCTTGAAGTCGCGGGTCGTGGTCCGGCGGGCGTACATGGTCCACGAGGGGGTGATGTCGGTGTAGCGGTCCATCATCTCGCGGTCGAGGACCTCGAAGGCGGCCGCGCGGAAGTCGCTGGTGGACAGCGCCTCCTCGAGGTCGAGCATCGCGCGGCGGTTGCCGGCGAACGCGCGGGCCATGAGGGTGCCGGCCTCGAGGACGAGTGCCTCGGAGAGCGGGCGGCGGCGGAAGGTGCGGTCCTCGGTCTGGCCGGGGATCTCGACCTCAGCACTGAGCAGGGTGGGCATGGGTTTCTCTCTCTCTCAGCCTGCGGCCGTCAGCCGTTGGCCAGCTTGACGCGGATGGTGGCGGTGGCGCCGGACGTCACGGCCGCGAGGGCCGTGCCGAAGTAGACGCCGGTGGCCTTCTTGGAGACCGGCGGCGTGTCGGCGTCGGTGTAGTAGAGCTTGTCGCCGGCCGCGACGGCGACGTTGCCGCCGGCGTTGATGCCCTTGACGGAGATCTCGGCGACGCCGTCGAACTTGACGGTCGTGGTGCCGTCGGCCCGCTCAGCGGTGAGAGCGACGCCGGCGATCTCGCCGTAGCGGACCGGGTCGCCGCTCTTGGGGGTCGCCGGGTGGGTGACGACCACGGACAGCTGGTCGCCGTCGTCGAAGATGATGTTCTTGGCCATGGCTCAGGCCTCCTTGATCTCGGTGCGGCCGAACGCAGCGCGCCGGACCTTGTCGGACTCCTCGCGGAGCTGGGCGTCGGTCTTGGCGACCGGCTCGGCCTTGGCGCCGAAGCCGGTCACGGTGCCGGCGCCGGCCTCCTCGAGGCGGCGGGCGTGGGACTCGCGGGCGCGGGTGACCTCGCCCTCGAGGATGGTGGTGAAGGCGGGCTCGTCGAGGAGACCGGCCTCGGTGAGCGGCAGGCCGGCGACCAGGCCGCGGACCTCGAGCTCGGAGAACGCGATGCCCTCGAGGGCCTGGATCATGCGGCGGGCGCCGAGCTCGGCGCGGGCCTGGTCACGCTCGGTGACCGCGGTGTCGCGCTCGCTCTCGAGCACGGTCGCCCGGCCGGCCTGCTCGAGGAGTCGGGTGTGCTCCGACTCCTCGATGGTGATGTTGCCCATGTTGTCCTCCTCGGACTCTTGGGTTGTGGTGGTGGTTCGCCCGGCCGGGGTCGGCTGGGACGTCTCGGTGGTGGTGGGGACGTAGCTGGTCTGGACGCGGACCTCGGTGCGGTCGCCGGCGAGGGCGGTGCCGTCGCTGGTGTACTGCTGGCCGAAGAGGCCGGAGCCGTCGGGTGCCTCGACCTCGAACCAGACCGTGCTCTTGTCGGGGTCGAAGTCGCGGACCCAGACGTAGGTCTTCTCGGCGCCGTAGGCGTCGCGGAGCGCGTTGGTGAGGGCGTCGCGGATGTCGTTGGCGGCGGCCTCCTCGAGGCCGTGCTCGGTGGCGCGGGTGGTGGAGGCTGCGGACTCGAGGAGCTGCAGGACGCGGCCTCCTCGGCCGGCGCGGGTCACGAAGTCGACCGACCGGACGGGCGCGGCGATCTGCTCGATGATGTCGCCGCGGCGGCCTTCGGCCTCGCCGACCTCGGCGGTCGCGTCGCCGCGGATGGAGACGCCGATGTCCTCGAAGACGGTCTCGACGAAGGGCTGCCAGCCGGGGACGACCTGGACCTCGCCGACCAGGGCGCCGGTCTCGGGGAGGGCGTAGGCGTCCTCCTGCACCACGGCGACCAGGTCCCTCACGGAGCGGACGGGCCGCTCGAGGTTCTCCGTCGCGGTCGGGTGGTCGGCGTACATGTGGGTGCCCTTGGGGATCACGCGGTTGGTGGCCGCTGCCTCGAGGACCTCCTTGGAGTAGTAGCCGGAGGCGCCCCACCCTGGGTCGATGAACTGGACCAGCATCCGGCCGGTCGCCTTCGCGGACGCGGCTGCGGCCTCGGTCAGGGCGATGGTCTCAACGATGCGGTGCGTCATAGTCAGGCCTCCTCGGTTCGGAGTCTAGGCTGGTCGGATGGTCAATGGCTCGGAGGCTCGGTGTGTTGAGCATGTCTGGGTGCTGTCGGAGGCGGTGTTCTCGGCCTCGGAGAGCGAACTCTCGTGGGCCTGCATCCGGTGTCCTGAGGTGAAGATCACGCGGCCCGCCGAGGCCTCGCCGCTGGTATGTCTCCCAGGGGTCTGACGCCGAAGGAGTCGCGCCAGCCGTCGGTCGACCGGGTCTTCGTCATGTCGTCCCACCCGATGTCGCCGTTGCGGAACAGCTCGAGGCGGCGGGGGCCCATGATCGCGAGCTGTTCGGCGTCGGTGAGCTGGTCGAAGGTGTCGGCGGCGTTGGGGACCAGTGACGGGGGCTCGGGGACGTCGTAGCCGAGGTCGGCCCAGGTGCGGGTGACCGGCATGCGGGTGCAGCGGCCTTGCTGGTGGTCCCAGGGGCCGGGCTCGTCGAGGGGGTGCTCGGTGCCGTGCTGCGCCCAGCACGACGGGCAGGTCCTGGTGTCGAGCTGCGCGACCCACTGCCAGCCGCGGAGGAGGTCGGCGTTGGCCTGGTGGGTGAGGGCGGCGGCGTCGCGGGCTGCGTCGATCTGCTCGGTCCTGGTGATGATGAGGGCCCGGTTGAGGGGGAGGTTGAAGCCGTGCTCGAAGGCCTGGACCATGCGGTTGCCGAGGACGGTACGGCGGGCGGTCTCGCGGGGGTTGAGGCCGAGCTGCATCCCGCGCACGAGCTCTTGGCGTACGACGGCCATGCCTCGCTCGCCGAGGTCGTCGGCCAGGGTTGTCACGGTGTCGGTGACGCGGCGGACGATGGCCTCGATCTGGCCGCGGTCGGCTCGGATCACGGAGGCGCGGAGGCCGAGGGTGTCGTCGGTGCCGGCTGGGAGCTGGGATCGCATGATGTCGAGCTGGGCGGCTGCGGCGTCGGCGGTGAGGTCGCCGAGGGGCTCGGTGATGGTGACGCCGGCGTAGCTACCGAGGTCGCGGATCGCGGCTTCGGTCGCGGCGAGGGCTTCGATCACGGACCTGGTGCGGAGGGCCTGGGAGATGGTGAGGCGGCGGCCTTCGTCGTGGGCTTCGAGGATCATCTCGACGACGGTGTTCCAGTCGCCGGCGATCGATTGCCAGGCCTCGGCCCAGCGCTGCACGAGGAGGCGGGTGGTGTGGTCGACGTTCCGGTCGAGCCGGACCCTTAGCTGGGTGTCGAGGCGGAGGGTGTCGTCGTTGATGCTCACCCGAAGACCTCGGGCGGGATGTCGACCACTGGCACGGTCTGGCCGGCGAGGGCGTGGCTGCTGTCGGGCAGGAACTCCCAGACGCCGTTACGGATGTAGGCGTGGCATCGGTGGTCAGGGTGCCGGCCGCCGGTGAGGAGGATGGAAGGCTCGACGGTCAGCGCGCCGTTGCCGCCGATCTCCCAGGACCAGCGCTGGTCGATGATCTGGGTCTCCTCACAACCTGGGCACCAGAGGAGCAGGCCGCGGCCGTGGACGGCGAGGGTGACGGACATGTACTTCATCGGAGCGCGGCCGCTGGGTCCTCGCCGCGGTTGAAGGCGTCGACGGCGACGTCGGCCGCGGTCACGTTCGGGCGGATGAATTGGCCCTGGTCGTCGGTGTACTGCGCCAGGGTCTCGTCGACGTCCTTGACGCCGAGGGCGGTGAGGATCAGGCGGAGCGCGATGAGGTCGGGGAGGACCTGGGTGCCGTGAGCGTCGACGATCGCGGCGATCAGGTCCTTGACGGGGACGTCGACCAGCTGCGGCCAATCGAACTCGAGGGTCCGCTCGGTGTTGCCGGCGAGGGTCACCCGTAGCTGGTTCCAGTCGTCGCGGGCGAGGGCGCCGCGGGGGGGGCCGCGGGGTGCGAGGACGGCCTGGTCGATCGCGTAGTTCACGAGCTCGGTGTCCTTGGCCTCCCAGAGGAGGCGCCTCATCCCCATCTCGAGGAGGGTGGGGAGGTCCAGGGTCTCGGCGACCGCGCGGGCTCCGGTGACGCCGGGGTCGGCGAGGAGGACGGTGACGGGGAGGCCGACGCCGGCGGCCGCCATGCCGGCGAGGTGCTTGCCGGAGTCAGCGTCGACGGTGGCGCCGCTCTTGGGGATGGCCTCGAGGGTGACGTTGTCGGAGCCGGCGAAGACCTGGCCGTCCTCGCACCCCGCGGCCCCCTCCGCGGCGCCCTCGCCCGCCACGACTGGAACCAGCTACGGGTG